AGCACGTTGAGCACCTAGTGCATACTTTAACTTATAAAGAGATTCTGCTTCATTGATCATCTGATTAAGTTCAGGTGTCATCTTGTCTTTGTAGTAATCTCTGTGCATGTTCATAACACGACTTACAGACTCATCCCAACTTTCATAACGTTCTTTGGTGTCATCCCACCTACTGTATCCTTCATAAAATTTAGTTTCGGACATAAGACTTCTTGTGTCTCTATCCCTATTGTTGTTGACAAGTTTGAGCATCTAGCACCTCTTTAAGTAAATAGTTGTTAATACCGCTAGTCCGTATAACTAGCAGTCTAATTTGTTTTTTCTGATTGGTGTAGTATATAGTAAAAGAAAGAATCTTGCAACTACATATTGTAATAAAAAATAATATTTTTATGTATAATCGTAAATTATTTCTTCAGTGTTCATACGGATATCAGTTCTAACTTTTATCTTAGTTCTATTTTTTATAAAGTCTTCTAATATATCTGCCTGATATGCATGAGCATCTGATTCCCAATGATAGTTATCTTCACACTTAGTAAAGCATTCGTGTTCTAAGTGTTCATATAATCCAGTTTCAAAAGGATCTTCAAGTAACCAGTTATCTAAATTTATTAGTTTGAATAATGGGTCTTCAAAAAAATCTTTTCCGATAGGATAATAGTTCATAATAACTAGTGGTATGTCATTAGATTCACATATTTGTTGTAAGTGTAAAAAACTTTTGGCGAATTCAAACCTCATATGTGTTCCAGTGTGATCACCACAAGTTCTACGATCTACGCTTATTTGATTTGTATGAGGATTGATATACTGTGTTGTCAAAGCTGTGGACTCAGTAGGTGAACCATAATATTCCATATGCTGTTTCATTGCAGCATGTATCATAAGCTTTCGATACTTACCCGCCCATGAAAGCTGACCTTCTAAATCGTTGATGCGATGGTGTGTATGAAACCCTGGAGCGGGAACATATGTTCTATAAAAGTCTGTAGTCTGTAATATAATCTTACTAGGTATTTCATATTCTGAATCAGGAGACAATGCCCATAATAAATACGTAATAGTTTCATCGACTATACTTTTATTACATTTTCCAGAACACGAAATATTAAATTCTTCCATCTTAAATTTTGATGTTAATGCGACTGAATATCTACCTCGATGCTGAGCAACTTTTTCGTATTCCGTTTCAAAATTTTTTATTTCCACACGATATTTTTCACCGAATGTGAAACTACAGCCATTAAAAAATATCATCCAAAAACCTTAACTTTGTATGTGTTTTCAAATAGCACACCATCATAACGATTATTACAGATAGGCTTTCCTCTAACATTAAGGGAAGTGTTTAGTAACATAGGAACTTTTGTACGTTCATAAAATTCTTCTAATATAGGTCTTATGATAGATCTACAATCTTTTCTTACAATCTGAACTCTAGCAGTTCCATCAACATGAGTCACTGATTCATAGTCATGTTTTGCTTTTGAAACGTATTGCATGTACTCGTTCATTGGACCCTCAAAATATTCATCAGCAAACTCTTCTAGTATAGCAGGAGCGAATGGTCTAAAAACTTCTCTCCGCTTTACCCTATTAACAGTATCTTTTATATCATATATAGGGTTAGCCAAGAAACTCCGATTTCCTAATGCTCTAGGTCCAAACTCAGCTTTCCCATGAATAACTCCACACATTGCATTTTTTAGTAATATATCAACAATTCTTTTTGGATTTACATCAGATACATTTTCAAACCCTAGATAAGGATCTATCCAGTTTATTTTGTCTTTACCTGTGGCTAAAGCATAGCTTCTAGCAGCAGCACCTAAAGCCCCACCACCATCCGTAGGGTTTATTGCTATCCACATATCATCGAACAAATCACGAACTAAAGAATTGGCAACAACGTTTTGTGCAACACCCCCTGCATAGCAAAGCTTGCTTCCATATTTTCTAGCAATCTTTGCTAGTCTAAGTATTTCTTGTTCTGCCCACTTTTGCACTGTAGCAGCAGCATTTTCTTTTTTTATACTTTTTAAGAGTTCAACATTTGTAACATCAACATCAAAAGGTTCGCCAAAACTAGCCATCCCCATCACGATATATTCTTCTTCTAAAGGTTTATAACCTAATGCCTTTGTTGCCATAGCGTATACTCCACCAATAGATTTTGGTATAACCTCTTCGTGTAATAGATTAAAGTTGTGGTCAAATATTGTTGCTGATTGATATTCACCGGCCCCATCAATATTCAACATTACAGTATCTTCACTTGAACTCCAAGGTCTTGTATAGTATGAAGATGCAGCATGACTTTCGTGATGTGTCATGCAACCAACTTTTGTGTTTACTTGAGTTTCGATATCCTGAATAGTATATTCTTTAACATACAAATGATTCTTTCTAAGACTTGGATCTTCATACCAAGTCACAGAATCTTTTTTCGATATCATGTCTATGAGTTTCCAATGAAGTGTTGGATCATTTTTTCTTTTAGAAAATCTTTCGCTTTCTCCAACAAAACCTAAATCGCCATTTTCTTCTACAAATGCTATAGCTGCATTATGTAAACCACCACTAATGCCACAATATCTCATTATTCAGTTATGGTTTCCTCTTTAGGTTCTTCTGCTAAAGCGTCTTCGTAGTATCCAATGATAGCTTGTGTATCCTTGATATACCTACGCATCTCAGCAATACCAAGTGCTAGGTTTTCATATCCTTTTGGAGTAATAGCAAAGAAAACTACATTACCAGTTTTTTGCTCTAGTTCTGCTAGTTTTTCTTCTAGGTTATCTTCTGTGACAACATACCAATCGACAGGTGGAAACTGTACCGCTTTTGGTCTTTCTTGAATAGGAATATTTTGTTTGGCGTATTCAGTCTGAAGAACAACTTCAGCTTCAGGTGCTCTACTGCCCAGACACCCCATCAGCAGGAGCGGCATCATCAGAAGGAGGGGTAGTTTCACTTTCGATACGTCCAATAAGTTTGTTGACTGCATTGTCAACTCTGTCTTCAAGTCCTTGTGCATTTGTTAATGCCTCCATAGTCAAATCGATTTTAGCAAACACACCTCTAAGCTTGTCAAGGTGTTGTTGCGATTGCTGTAGTCTCTTGGTCAAATCTTTATTTAGCTGCTCATTTTTCTTTTGATCTGCCTGTATTCTCTCTACAGTTGCCTGTAAAGTTTCTGCAGCAGATTTAAGCTTTACGTTGTTCTCTCTGAGAGTTGATATGGTTTGTTCTGACCATAAGTAATAGTTGTAGGCACCATAACCCACACCACTCAACAAACCCATAACAATAATAATTAAATATAACTTAGCCATTTTGATATACATGCTGCCTAAACTGTTTTAGCAGTCTAGGAGTTTTATCCTTTTTACGTCTACGATCTGTCACATTTATTGGCAGACCTATTTTGCGCCTCAGTATATTCATAGGCAATCTAGCCCTTGGACCCATGTTCTTGGTGTCCTGTGGAATACCTGCATCTGCAGTTGTCATTGCTTCTTCTTTCATCGTGCTAGTTCTCCCACCGACACGTAAATACTTTTGTTGGTTCTCATATGAGTAACCTCGTATATATTTATACCAAAGATTTCTCCTATAGGATAACAGTCATTACTAACTCTAACCTTATCTCTAGCGTTGACCATTTCATCCATTGTATCATTGATTAGTTTACTAGTCAAGACTTTATATGACCCGGGCGATAGTCTATTATCTTCCAATACAAACCATTCACTGTGCTCTGTCAAAAAGTCTGTCTCATCTATGTTAAGAACATCTAAAGCTTCTATGATCTTACCCTGAGGCATACTAAACTTTTCTTTGAGAAGAAATAGTGCAGCCGCATAGGAAGCAAGTTTACTACCACCCCCTGGTGCCTTTGCCATAATCTTTTTTATATTGAAGACAAGTCTATGAAACGGTGTGTAGTAGTTACGATAGTTATCTCTATCTTCCATGTTGTCGAGAGTAAAAGACTTTTGCCTCTTACCGTCCTTGTCAATGATGCCTAACTTAAACGCTTCTGTATCTTCGAATGATGTAGTAAGCAATCGTAAAAACCTGAAGGTGTATACCAGATCACCTGCTCTTTTGATGATACCCATTATATTTCCCTCAGTCTTTCTATTACTGTTTTATCCATCTCTATCTCAGTGTATTCTTCATTTCTTATATGCCTTAAGAATATTAGAAAAGGCTTTATTGTAGACCAATATTTATTTTCCATATGATACTCTAGCATTTTTAAAGATGGGTTAATATCAAACACATTAAATATAACTATCAAATGATTTAATATAAGCCTTTCAGATAACTCACCTGTATTATGATAACGATTTAATAGACGCTTCAAGTACATGAATCTCTTAAGATCATCATAAAACTCATCAGCGTCTATTACATTTGGTTTATAATAATGTTTAGCAGCATATAATAGTATATTGCTATCATCTAGTGTTTCAAATAGTTTCATTGCTCATCCAAATAAAAATCCTTATTGATTTTATTTAGACATCAAATCTTTCATCTGTTCAACTAAAGTAGCCTTTGACTTGCGACGATCTAACTCGACACCATGTTCACGCCCTAGAAGTTCTAACTCTAGTTTAGTCATTGCTTCTAGGTCTTCCTCATCAGTGTGATCATAAGACATTGCATCCTTAGATACAGCCGCAAAGCTTGCCATATCCATTTCAGCAGCATCCCACTTACCCTCTACAGTAGCTTTATCATCAGCAGCAACAAACACTTCTTGGATATCTTCTTCTGCAGTAGTTTCAATAGTACCGTACCACTCATCTACTTGCGCCTGAGTAAATCTAGAGGAAGACATTAGTTCCCCCTTAGGACTTACCCAACCTTTTGAAGCCACAGGAACTGCATCACTACACCATTTTGGAGCTTTAATCATTTACTTTCCTTTCATTGGGGTTGCAGAAGGGATTACCTTCTTGTCACCTTTCATATTATCAGCAGGACGTGCTTTGGCACTTGGTCCAACTCTACCTGCTTTGCTTGCATCTTCATGACCTTTTTCGTCATCATCGTTAATCTCTTTTGGTTGATTAACCATATCCATTGCACCCTTAGATGACTTAGAGTTGTCCATCATTCCTTCAGGTGGTGTTGCGCCTTTCATCTGCTTTGCACGATTTTCCATGATACGTGTATATACAGGTGGTAGAACAGATTCAGTATTCATTGTTTCAGCGCTGGCCTTCTTATCTTTATCTTTCTTAGGATTCATAATGATTTCTTCTTCATTCTTTTCTTCTTTGGGAATATCAAAAGGAGCTTTCTTCAAAGTGACAGCTTTCTTACCCTTCTCAGAAGGTGCAGAAGCCTTTGCTAACTTCTTGGCAAGTGCAGCTTTGCTATCCTCTTCGACTTCTTCTCTTGTGCCACATGTTTGAGCATATAGTTTCTCAACAGTTGCCATTTCCATGTGCTTATATTTTGCCATGATAGCCTTTTTGCCATAACCTTCGTCATGCATTTTTTTCATTTCTTTACAGACAGCTTCATATGCTTCATTCATTTCGTCATCCTTCATAGCTTTCTTAACAGCTTTTCTACGATTGTGCAGATATTTATCAGACTTATCTACATCACCATCGTTATCGATATCTGCATCAGCTTGCCCTACAGGGTCCATTTTCTTTTTTTCGTTGACTTCTGCATACGCCTCAATCAACTTCGATGTTACATTGCCCATTTGTTTCTCCTTAAACCATAAGTTGAGCGGCGATTGATCCTGCAATAGCAATTAATACTACCCAGAACAGCTTGTTTATAGTGTGAACTGTACGTGCATTATCGTCTACAGTTTTTTCAATTCTATCTAGCTTCTCAGAGAACTTGTTCATACGTTCCCATGAGTTTTGCCTATAATCATTATATGCATCCATCTTTTCTTCGAACCTAGCAAGAGTGACAAGTACTTCACCCATTTTATCTAGTTTTTCTTCGATTCGATCTAATCTTTTGCCTGTTGTCTCTGCCATTTTTATTTTACCACTTAACCTTGTCAGCCCAATAAGCAGCAGACATTTTACCTTTTGCAATATTCTTAGCATGTCTAGCCTTAAATGATTTGCGCTTCTTTTTCATCTTGTCAGACTCACCTGCCTTCGGATCTCCTGCAGTGCTTGCACCTTGCTCACCAAAACGGATTGTCTTTACTTGCCCACCTGATTTAGCCACAACAATATGCGACTTAGTAGGATGACTTGGTGTGCCTTTAGGTTTATTAAACCCTGATACACCTGCACGTGCAAGTCTAGGATCTTTTTCTTCTAAGAATGTCTTAAATGTTTTCATACCTTAACTCACATACATGTTTAGTTCATAGCCTTTATTATCCATGTTGTACACTTGGACATGTAGCTTTTGCTTTACAGGCTTACCTTTCTTAGATAGACCTAAGTTATAAGAGTTTGTTTTACCTGATGATGGTTTTCTTGGACCCATTGCAACCTTGTTGTCGATATCATCCTTGTCAACCTCATAGCCTTTTTTCTCAGCTTCATCGTAAGCATGCTGTAATGCTGCAGACATTGTTTTGTGCATAATCTTATACTTTTCATTTACCTCAGGCTTATCATGAGTATAGCCCATTTTCTTCATACGTAAATGATCCGCTTCTTTCTCAGCCTTATAACCCTTGCCTGTCTTAGGATCATACATCATGTGTGGTTCGAAAGCTTCTTTAGCTGTAGGTTTCTTTTTGAAAGTCTCTAGTCCTTTTTTATCACCAGATGCCATGCGATCAATCTTATTTGATTGTGTAGTAGCAATACGCTTCATACCACCTTCTGCCATCTGTTCACGAAATGATGCCAAAGATTTCTGAGTAGAAGTCATAGTACGTGTTGGCTTCTTACGCCCTGTAGCTGTACGGCCCATCGCTGCATCATGCTCACGATTTCTTTCACGCTCTTTTTTTAGCCAATCACCTTTGATTTTTGGTGCAGCCTCAAACTGCATAGAATGTTGACCATCTTTTCTTACCTTCTCAGCATCTTTCTGAGATTTATAAGGCTTACCTTGATCGACAAACTTACCTTTGGTCATACGTTGTACTTGGAAACCTTTACCTTTTCCCATACGCCCTAAGTCAATGATACGGATTGTGCCTTCTTTTGATGCTTCATCAATCTGTGTTTCTTCTTTGCGAAGAGCTTTAAATACTTTACGTGTAGCATTCCGATCTACCATCTTTAAGCCCTTGGCACGTTTATCTCTAGTTTTAACTTCAGGAGAATGATCCGCTCTGTTACCGTCTTTATCTTTACCACGTAAAATTTTAGCTGCAGCAGAACTTGCTGCACGATCTGCACTGTACTTAGCTTTGTCACGATAACTTTGCATTGCCTTTGGCGTGTCAAGAACTTCATCAATCTGTAGATCTTCATTCATATCAGTAACTTTACCTTTATGCAAACGCCGCTTGATAGTTTTACCAGTTCTAGTTTGCAAAGTTACAATATGACCACCCTCAGGATGTGGCTTGCGATCAACAATCTTCATCTTGTCACGTTGGCCTACATAAGTATTAGCTTCTTCAACACTCTCTGTAGCATACCCTGCCTTCAAAGCATCCAAACGTTTACGCATTGCAGCCAAATCGCTCTTCGTTTTATCAACACTTGGCTTCATGGCTTTAATAACGTTTTTATTACCGCTAGACTGTGCAATTTTTTTCGACAAGTCTTTTAAGTTAATTTCATCTACTTGTTTATCTGACATTATGCTAGATCCTTGTCGTGATTTAGATTACCCTTTTTCTTCTTTGCGATAAACGCATTCACACGTGCATGCCCCCATTGTTGTGGAGTAGTACCGGGACGATGCCCTGTCTTCCATGCTGCAACACCACGGTTATAAACTTTCTTTAGAGTGCCTACAGATATTCCTGATGCTTTGGATTTATCTGCAAAGCTACCTTCTAAAACAATATGGTTTTTAAAGTTAATCATCTGAAATACCCTTGTTTCTACGGAGCATTCTTGCTCTTCTTGCTTTATCTAATATTTTATCATGACGCACTTTTTGATTGGCGTCACTTTTCTTTTCCATGTCTTTTTCACGTTCAATACGCTTACGTGCTATTTGTACAGCATCTTCTTTATTTAACATTTTATTAACTACTTTAGTATATTTAGACGGTTTCGTCTTTGCGGTTTTATCACCGGGAGCAGGTTTATAAGCAGACGCATCATTGTCAGCTTTCTTTCCATGCTTCTTAAAGTGTCTATCACGTGCAACCTTTGTAGCCTTCTGAAGACCTGAGTGATATCTCTTAGGCTGTGTACCTTCTCTATCTTTAATATCAGGATCTTGGGAAGACTTCTCTTTCATAGGATCTTGCTTGAGATAAGTCTTTCTTGAGATGGGTGGACCACCATATTCTGCAACACAGTTGGGAACCATTTTACCACCTTTTGGTTTCATACCAACTTGCTTATATCCACTCCAACAAGCTTCTTTTTGACCAGGTGTAATCTTCTTAGCTCTTGCTGTAGACTCAGGTGTGCCATAATCTGGAAGTCTTTCTTCATTCAGTCCTGCATCACCGGGATCTTTGTATGGGGCTTCCTGCCATCTATTCTCAGAACTAGGGTGTACCTTTGATACATCGTTCAACCAACATCTCCAAGTCTCGCCTTTGGATTCAACGATAACATAGTTTGACCCAAGGTGTTTGATGTTGCCAACAATCTCATGTTTATGCATGACAACTTCATCGCCTTGCTCAAACAGTCCATCGTTTACATAGGCTTCTCTCAGATCAGACACAGGTGACAACTGAACATGATTCTTGAACTCTGTTTGTTCCTTCAGACCCATACCCTTACGTACAGCATTAAATAATGCTTTAGCATCTTTGTTGGATACGTTCTTAGGTAAACCTTGTGCAAAAGTAGTAAAATCATTTTCTTTTGCAGCATTACGTTGCTTAGTTGCAGATACACCCTCAATACCTTTAGCATCAGGATCTCTTCCACCAACACTGACAAACTTCATAGAGTTAAAGTTATAGAACCCATGACGTGCTTCTTTACCATTATATTTGTTGAGCAAAGCTTCATACTCTCTAGTACGATCAGCATCAGCCAACATCACAATGTTCTTGTAGCCCTCATTGTACAACTTTACTGCTGCATCAATAGGTGTCTTCACACTAGTATCCATCATCACAGATCTAGCATGCTTTGGAAACATTTTTCTTACGAACTTAATCTTGTCTTTATATGTCAAAGGATTCTTTTTTGAATCTGTTGATTGTGAGACAAAGATTCTATATGGACTCTTACCTGCAGCCTTAGACACCTTGTCTAATAGCATACCATGACCCATTGTGGGTGGATTAAACCTACCCATAGTTAGAAATACAGTTTTTTCTTCTTCTACAAGAAACTGACTAAATCTGTTTATCATAATCACCCACGTTTTTTCTCTAGTTCAGACTTACGGATTTTGGGTAGCATTTTCTTAGCTAGTCTGCTAACCTTACCTTGCATCTTATCTAGGCGCTTTTCTATCTCAGCTTTTCTTGCAGGAGTCAACTCTGCCTTAGAAACACCTTTTGTGAGTTTTTTAGCGATAGCATTACGTGCAGCCTTACGAGATCTTCTTTCAAGCTTACCTTTATCGGCAACTTTCATAGAAGCTTTCTTACGCCCAACCTTTAGACGTGCTTGTATTTTTTTCATGGTAATTGCTTTTTTGCGTCTAGCTGCCATGCTCAACGCTTCGTCTGCAGGTTCTACAGACTCTCCTGTATTACCTGTAGGAATATGTTGCTTACGCTTTTTTGCGTTCTTAGCAAGCTGTGGATCACCTGTCTGAGTGTAATCCACAGTTAAAAAATCTTTAAAGTCTAACTTCTTTGCCATCTACTTTACCTTTTGGTTCTTCCCATCCCTTTAAAATATTCGGTGAAAAGTTGTTGTATGAAAACTCCATACGTTCAACCAATTTCACTGCGTCACCACCTAGCTTATCTATAGCAACATAACCTTCGGCTTTTGTTGCCTTGTAACCACTGTCAGTCTTAACAAAAGTTTTAACTTCATTTACAATATCAAGAGTATTTATAACTTTTATTTTTGCTGAAACTAGATGTTTTTGCAAATCGAATATCTTTTTTAGGTCAGATTGGGTATCATTATTAAGAAAAGATAGTAGATCATTCAAGAGTTCTTGTTGGACAAGTTTGCCCCTTGCTGTTTTGCGTTTGTCGATTTCTGTTTGAAACCGTGATGTGATCCATCCAATGAAGCTAGATACATGTCCTGCTGAATCTCCAATTCCTTGTCCGTTTCTGACGAAGGTATTGTTGAACTGCTCAATGAGGCTCGGTAACTTTTCATGGGATTGGATTTTGTTGAGCGTGTTGCTAGATATTTTACCAAAGAGTTTGCCACACTCAGACAAGTCTTCAGATACTTTAATAAGATTTTCATTGGTAACACTTCCATTAATGTCCATCATAGAACTGATGTAGAATACATCGTCACTTTCATGGAAGTTATTTATGTCAACGCCAAAGGTTGCTTCCATGGTTTCAAAGGAGTCGCCTTTGTATGAGGTGTGCCACACAATACCAAGCTTGGCTGTAGTGATAGCTTTTGCTGCATCTGACTCAGCAGGAACAGCATAGACAATAGTGTTAGGGTGGAAAGCAACATAGTCTTTTCCTTCAATGGTTTCATAATATAGATCATCAGCACCGAACAGCCAATCTCCTTGGACAACCCCTGTGATGCCTATAGAGGGAAGATACTTGAGAGCAAGTTTAAGTTTAGTAGCAAGACCACCACTAGTGTCAGCGTCCACGTCTGCAGCAGACTTATAGACCTTAGGACTCTTATTGAAGATTCCCTTCTTAGCAACAAAGAAAACCCCATCGCTAGGATCAATGCCAGCAAAGATGGAAGGTGCTCCATCCCACTTAACTGAGACAGTTCCATGCTGATCTCCTTTTAACATGTTTTTTAGTTCACGTACAGCAAGGATGGCTTGACGTGTACCGTCAACACCACCGTAGAGTACTTTATCTTCGAGATGATTCATGTGTGTGTTTTGTGTCATACTTATGTTATACACTGATTCGCCACAGATGTCAAGTTATTTTCTACATAAAATTAACTCAAATCCTGCACTAATGCTACTAGTTGCAGAAGCAAGTGCTTGGACTTCTATATCATTTTTTTGAGGTATTTCTACAGGTATCCTAAAGTTTTTTTCTGAAAAACCACCACGTTTTGACAGGAATGCTTTTACATTGAAAGCTTGACTTGAACCGTTTCTTACTACTACTCGAATAGTATTTTCAACGTCCTTTGAACTGCCAACATCTAACTGAATAAGATAACCTGTATATCTTCTTGGGATAGTGTAGACGCACATCAATGTTTGCCCTTGGTCAGGCGAGATGATAGCGGCACTCTTACTATCTACAGTGATTGTCACAGCACCGACATTAGCGGTTCCTGTATTTGGTGTTACCACGCTGGCCCTATAGACTCTATAGAACTCTACTGTACCTGCAGAACCACCGACAGTTAGGGTTTCAGATACTTGATCATAGTTTACGTCTAACCCCTCTATCTCTATAGTACTACCATTGTCTGCTGACGTATTAGAACTTGTTACCGTGGCTGTACCTGCAGTTTCGATATAGGTGTAAAGATTGTTACCATCCCAAATAGTTTCATAGGAAGTATTACTTACGGCACTATTGTAACCAAACTTGTCGATCTTGTGTACGTCTACAACTTCACCTGCAGAAATATCTACCATCTCAGCTAGGTGAGTATTAGCAAAGTATCTATTAACAGCCATAGGAAAACCTTTTTTGCTACTATTTATAATAGTCTGATATAAGCTTTCTTACCTTTACGCTCTGCTTTGTACTGATATTGATCAAAACCAGAATCGACTAAATCTCTGTTTATGACATCAACCATTTTGCTGACATGAACAAAGTCATCTTTACTTTCTATAATCCCAAGTAGATCAGGTTCGTTATTATCATTTATTAAAATCATATCAATCTCCAAAAGAATAGTCTATAACGTCAAAGTCTTCTTTGTAATAATCCCCGACTATATTAATATATTCATCTTTAGTGTAATATTCAAGATACCTACCCTTTTTATTTGGAGAAGTATTCATGATACCTAATGGTTCAAAACAGTTTACTTTCTTCTGCACAACCTTAAAATCTTCAACTAAGTTTTCATATCTAATACAATAGTCAACCCTATTAACATAAAATATTTGATGTTCAGGAAACCTTGCGTATTTTAGACCATTAAGATTTTTATCAGAAGCTTGCTTCATGTACTCTCCAAAACCGCAATCTAAAAACTTGTGTCTTTTGAAATACAAGTACCAACTAACAACTCTATCCCAAGGGTTTCTTATACAACAGAAACTCCATCCATAATCGTCAAATAGACCATCGGTATCTTTAGGTGCTGCATGTCTGAGATCACCATCATACACGTCACCATCTGCATTATTCTTTAACCAGTATTCAATACTAGATCCTGCATTTTTTGTTGCGTGAAAAAATGTAACATTGAGATCTTCACATCTCACCATTCTCAGCTTCCCAATTATTAATCAGGCTAGAATATCCTATACTCATACAACTATATTCGTTTAGATTATCCCAAAATGCTTGCACTTCTAGAATATTTTCTTCGGTCAGATCTGTCACTTCGTCTACACCAAAATATTCGAGCACATGTTCATATACCCAATCAGTGACCTGCATTTCAATATTTTCTTCAGCCTTGTATATTTTGGACCAATCGTATGCCATTTTCACGTTCCTCTCTTAGCTTACGCAATATATATTCGTGGTAGCGTTCCTGATAAACGCCACCACCATCACTGTCCTCAGGAGACTGTTGCATACTCAACAGCCTTGTTTACAGCTTTCAGTTTACGAGCTTGATTAACACCAAACCATGATGACTGCATACGTGAGTCAGGGTTACGCCCCATCTTATGATCAGTCAGGTACGTAACGGAGTTGAGTGCTTGCCACCAAGTTCCTGCACCAAATTCTGCACCCGGTTGTGTTTCTAATACAGCATAGGCTTCACGTGCATTCTTTGACAGATCTTCTACTTTGGTAGGCGCTTCTGCAACCTTGTGGGTATATGGAAATACCTCATTGTAGTAGTTGATCAATGCATCAACAGAGAACTTTTTGGTGGTCAGGAACTCTGCCATATCTTTGTACTGTGCAAACTTCTCAGACGCTAGACCCATCTGTTGCTTTACCATGTCGGCATCAAACCGTGTACGATGGTTCAGCTTTACAAAGTTAGATGAACGAGAGTTCAAAGAAAATGTGAGCGTATTATTGCATACAACACGAATGGGAGTAAAACGAATATCAATAGCTTTACCATATTCGTGAGGATTGCTAAACAGTAGGTAGGAGTCCACTTGGTCTTCACCACCGTTGATTGAGAAGGACTCATTGACTTTTGCCAGTGCGAATACATTTTTACCACCTTTCAAAGATCCTGCAGTATTCATTTCCATATCTCCTGCCATGACATACTCATGGAAGAAGTCGAATGCTTCTGAGTTCTGTACAGGGTTCCAACCCTCACCCACATTAGTTAAGACTTTCTTATCCAATGAACGGATCAAAGACTTCTGACCTGTTGGTATCTTGTCACCCTCAAAGTCAACATAGGACTCAACCTCATGGACCGTCCAATCAAGACCTGCTTTTTGCATCATCTGTTGAGGCGTCATATCATTGCGAACCTCTACACCTAGACCATGCCATGGGCGCTCACCTGCATAAGCCATTTGTGCTTGACCATCAATAATTTCTACTTCGTGTGCCATAATATATCTCCTTAAGCAACCATAGTTTGATTACATGCGTAACCATCTTCATTCATCTGAGACTCAAACTCTACTACTTGAGCCTCTTTACGCTCCACTAAAGCCTGTAATGCCCACATAGCACTACGGCGCTCATCTGAAGCACCCTCTTCAAGGTTAATCAAACAATCTTTGATCAGTTCTATATCTTGTAAAATGTCGTTCACAGTGATTCTCCTTTTGGGTTCATACGAATCATAACATATATTTAACTTGATGTCAAGCAGCTATTTTCTCTCTAGCTGCTGCTAACCGTTGGTATCCTACCAACCATTCCTCAGGGGATTTCAGTCCTTGGCGAACTGACATTTTCAGACCCTGTTCTTTGAAACACTTCTTGAGAAACTTTGCAGCCTCTACTCCAATGAACCGACTTGTTAGCCGTAAGATGCATTGGCGAAACGATACATCATGGTGCATGTGACCTGCACAGTGTGCCATCTCATGAAGCAGTGTGTAGGCGTCCATACCGTTCATTGCACACAGTTCGATTTTGTAGCCATAGGCCCGACCTGCAGTGCGGCCCCGAAAACTGATAACATCTAGAGTTGGGATTTTTGCATCACCTCCACAGAGTTCAGCCCAAAGCTTAGACTTTAGTATACGCTTCATATACTTCTGAGCTTCTTTAGCGTTGTCGAAATCTACAATGTCATATTTGAACTTGGCTTGGAACTTCCATTCCGCTTTGTAGGTTTTAGACTTACCGCTATCATTCCAAGCAGTTCGACCTGTCTTGATCACACGCTGCTTAGACTTTGTATAGTTTAAATATTTCTGGATCAAATCACTATGCCAGCAGTCTTTTTTAAGAGCTTCGATAAGGTTTTTTTGATCTGAAGAATATATAAGCATTAGTACCTCTCGCTGGTTACAGAATCAGTCTAGCATTTATTTAACTTGATGTCAAGTTTTATTTTCCATCTAACCGACTCATCTTGAGCATTGCATACTCATTACTATTGTATAGAGACTGATAATAGCTACAAGCTTGTTTGTATTTAAATCCAGATCCAAACTCTTGTAACTCATAACTACCGTTTTTAAACAAAAACGCTTCAACTTTCCAATATACATCATTCATAATCATATTCTTTATATTCTACGATCTCTGCGAGATCTTTAACTAACTGCTTACCATAGTCGGTAAACAAAATTCCTTGCTCCCAAACGAAATGCTCAACATCCTGAATGTGATAGAAGGTTTCAGTACCTATAATCCAAAGAAGAGCATTGAACCGATTACCAGCACCAAGTTCAATCACGTCTTGAATACGTGCTTCAAACTTAGCAATATCAACTTCTTCTTGAGCTTTCTCAGCTTTAGTGTTTTCTTCAAGTTGAGCACAGAGGGCTTCCCACAGGTCATCACGCTCTTGATTAGAAAAACGTTTTACATTTTTCATGAAGATTTCTGAAGGCCGAAAGCCGTGAACATCTTTGTGAAGATCTGAGAAAGTATCATAGTCAAACATAGCGAGTCTCCTTATTACAGAATCACTATAGCATTTATTTAACTTGATGTCAAGTGTTATTTTGGGGATTAGTCCGAAAGAGGGTTGTCGAGTGCTTCTTGTAATCTTTCATTTAGCCTAGTGTCTAGCCTATCCATTTTATTTTCAAGTTCACTTACAGTTTCTTTCATTACGTTACGAACATCTTTTTCAGATAGTCTAACGGTTGCCTCTACTTCTCTGATGCTAGAGGTTACATCTTTACTTTGATCGTTTAGATCTTTTCTGACACCTGCAAGAGTAGTTTCAATAGATGCCTGAGTGTCTTTCATTCTGTTCTCAGATTCATCTACCTTATCTTCCATGCGTTCTATGTTCTCTTCAAGCTTGAAGATATCGTCTTTCAACCCTGATTTGATATCTCTGGTATAATCGATAGCCTCATCTAGTTTGGTTTCAATAACATCATTACGTGCAGCAATAGCATCAGTGTCAATATTTTGAATGATTTCTTTCATATCCATGTAGTCTTTATAGATTTCAAAACCACCCCATGCTGCACCACCCAATGTCGATAGTGCAGTAAGAAGTGCAACCATCTTACCACCTGAAAACTTTAATCCACCAAACTCTACTTCTGCCATATCAAACCTCTATGTCTACGTACTCACCTTCGGTGTAAGGCATCACTGCAGAATATCTATTCTTTGCCTGTTCCCTTAGTGCTTGAATTTCTTTGGCACGTTCTTCTACTTCTTTGATTTGATTTAACTTGATTTCAGTACGAGTCGCAGCTTCCACTATACGAATACGCTCTTTCTCCATAGGAGGTTTAATGTTTTCACTGTTAGGATATACCTTTGGGTGTCCATAACTAGCTGCCTGTATCTGTTGCGTAAGTTCAATGTTCATATCTTAATCCTCAAACTGTAGCTTTTTTAACTGTCTAATTTCGTTCTCTAGTTTAAGAACTTCTAATCTTTTCTTCTTAAGTTCAAGTTCATATAACTGATTACAATCAATACGGCTTTTAGCTTTCTTTCCTAGCGGAATAGTAATCCTAGCATACACACCAACATCTGAAGAGTTACTATTATATAAAGGATCTCTATTGTTATTATATGGATCATCATCTCTGATGAGACCTGTAACACCAAACTCTAGATTAGTGGCAGATCCAATCGCATTTGAACAATCTAACTCACCCGCACGAAACTTGTCCGATTGATAGTTTTGTGGAACACTAGGAAGTGCCAAGTTCAATGAACTAGACTCAGCAAAAACTGCTGATCCTGTCACCAAAAATATCAACGGTAAAAGTCTCACATTTCATCTCACTTTACTCTAGAACATATCTTAGATTTTACACCTGAAGATTTTACAGTTCCTTTTATTATTTTAGATATAGAGCATATATATTCTACTCTATCCAAATCAGTGTTCTTTATGTATATATCTATACTCTTTGTACCTAAATATTCAACATTAACTATTTTTGTCTCAGAAGCAAATGAAAGCGCATTCCACTCTACATCAAATACACCAATCTCATAATATAAAATCTCCCTTCTTTTGTTAAACAACTTCATTCTTGTTGTCACAACATTGTCTACATAAGATGATGTGAACTTAGGATAAGTTGGAGTAAACTCATGACCATTAACCACAGAGGCATATAACAAAGCAATAATAAAATACTTCATATTTAGTCTGCAATGCACTCAGCAGTTACATTTGCAGTATATTCACCACCGGGCAATGATTTGCCTTGTCCATAGTCAACTGTTGAAGTGACTTTAAACCACGTAGAACCTGCTACGCTAAGATCATATTCAGTATGATTATCATACTCTACCTTTGCCGCTTCATACCCTGACATACCTGCATCTGAAGTGTTATGTACTTCTATTTCACCATCCCATGTAAGAGAGTCTGCTAGACTTGGGCTTGATGAAAATGTATTAGGCCAAGATATTTTTGCAGTGTAGTAGTCTGCAATGGATACATCATACCTAATGACAGGCTGCACACCACCATCACTTGAAGCAGTGCTCAGATTATCAGGAGTTGGGTTACCATAAACACCTGCAGTGTCTGTCCAGATTGTACACTTTGATGACACGTTGCCTATAATAGGAGTGCTTTCTGCGAATGCTACAGTAGTCATTAGTGCTATACTACTCATTGTTAAAATAGATTTGAACATTATTTTTATTCCTTTATTGTTCTCTATCATACTGTGAGCGAACCATCTTTCTATGATTAGCATCAGATGCTAAATTACTCAACGCTCTTCTATTATCGGATATAACATTATCTTGTAGAACTAAAACATCTTCGTACTCTTTACCGTCAATATTCACCTGATAATATGGCTGTAGGTTAGCAACTGATGTTAACTCTGCCAACATACTATCTTGTTTACTTGTATTAAGTTTTTCTATTGTAGTGTCACCACCTAATCGTGCTTGAAGCGTTTGCCCCTCTTCTTCCTCTTGATCCCTAGTATTATCTTCAGTCTCTAAATCGTCTTCCTCACCTTGTTCATTTAAAGAGAGGTTAGCCTGTACCCACTCATTATAAAAAGGATCGTCAGTACTAGGCTCCTGTAAGTTTTCTAGGTATTTTGCCAAAGCCTCTGCAAAACCAGGACAACTTGGATCTGCAAGAGGGTTCATACACTTCATCATTTGTTCATCAATATCTAGTCGATAGTTATATAGCATGATGGGATCTTTGACTTCACCTTCACCCTCTAAGGCAAACTCACCATCACCCCAATACATTGAACTACTCCATGGAAACCTAAAATACTTACGAATGGTTGCACCATGTCTTCCCGACCAATCATCAGTCTCTTCGAAAACATACCCACCATTTATAGCATCTTCATTTCTCACGTGAACCTTTGCATCAGAAGTAGGATCTTTTTCCATAGTGTATTGGTAAGTTAATCCATTAATGTCAAGACTTGCATAGGGCGCAGACGAGTCTGGCAAGACTGTACCCATAGACCAAGATAGTCCATTGATTGCTGCGTTGTTGGTTACTCCATACGTTACATCAGAGTAACAGTAAGAAGAAGAGACCAGCAACAACGCCACTGCCCCAAAGAGTTGACTTTTCGTCTTCACTTAGATCTAGACCTTTCTTTTCTCCTACCTCAGTAGGTTGATTTTCTTTATTGGCAAGCCATGCCGCTTTTGCTTCCTCTCCAACCATACCATCATATGGACAAGGAGTACCTGCATTCATCATCGCATCAAATACTCTAGGATCTCCACACATCACAGAAACTGCTGCAACTTTCATGCCCATGTCATAAAGAGTCTTAGCATTTTTTAGTTTTTCACAGTTCATATCCCTTACGGTTTGACCTGTAGAGAAACCTAGTATCTGAGTTTGCACTGCCCCCGATACACCAACAGTACAAAGATCAGAGTTGGCACTATTGATAGAGGGAGAAATAGCAGAAGGTGGTGGAGAGATTACTTTAGTTGTTGAGTCGGATCTAGAATCCACAGTACTCGTATTATTATTATCTGTGTAGATAACATCATCAGTAGCTTCTTGTGCGTGTGCAGGAGCACATGCGGCAACAAACGCAACTATCATAATAACCATTCTAAGCATTATATAATCTCCCTATTTATTCCTATTTATACTTTTCTAACACACAAAGCTTGTTGACCATCAGGAAAGTAACCTGGTTTACCTGATAACTCTGCGCCCAAAGCTTCTCTAGCTTGAAAACATTTTATCATAGAAGTATGTTGACTGTGTACTTCTACATACGGAACTGTATCATAAAGATATACAAACAACAAAACCCACATTAGAGATCTTCTTTCTTTTTATCCCAAGGTTGCGGTCCACCATAAGGTTCAAACTTAGACCCTGCGATTATCAAACAAGACATGGGTGGCTTATCTTCATTTGGAAAACTGATAATAACTGCCATAGTTCCTGTATCTTGATTGATAAAAATCTGTGTAGCAGAAGTGAATACGTCACCCTTTTCAGACTTAATATTACCTTGCCCCTGAAGAAGCAACCCATTCTTATACACTCTCATTAAGTCATACACTACTGGCGAAGGATCACAAGGAACCTGTATCTGTATCATATCCGCATTTGCTGTTGTTGTCATTAGCCCTAACGCTAACGCTATTTTCTTTAGCATAATAATCTCCTAGCTATAAACACATCCTACTATATGAACTCTCGAATTCATAGATGCATTTACTGCAGTATGACGTAGAGTTGTGTTTGTTAAATATACTTTCCCGACTTCAAGGTTATAAATCCTATCTTCTATTATCATCATACAATCATCGTTTGTTATGAGAGGTATGTGTATGCGCTTGCTCATATCTTGATGAAATGACAGGCAAGTCTTTGGAGTACTCTGCATAATCCTTGTACGTAACATCCCGTACTTTTCCATCAATCTGTTTATAGTTGGGATCTCAAACAAAGAGTATTTGAAGTAAGTTTCAGGGTATTGCAACTTGCTTACTCTACCAATAGAAGATTTGTATTCAGTCATAGGATCTAGGTTTGGCTTGTGTCCTTG